CTTCCTTGATGATCGACCGAATAGCTTCAACTTGGGGAAAGAAAATAACTTTCTACCAAGGTTCCAGTGCTGACTTACGTAAGAATCGGCAAGTGTCACGACGACACTTGTGGGTTAAAGACGTTCAAGTACCAGTTATTGGATTAAAAAATCCCGAAGCCATTGCTATGGTCGATGTTGACTATTATGTGGATATGCCTAAGTTCATTTCCAAACATTTTGTTCCTTACTTATTGTATACTATGCAACCAAGTAAGGTCGCCCGTGATTATGGAGAGTATAAATATACTTTCAATTCACGTGGTGAGGTGGAATACACCGTATCTGGCGGTGGTTTTTACCAGCATAAGTTATGGAATTGGACGGGTGATCACATTATGGTCAAGAGGAAAAATTGGTTTGGCTTAACCAATAAGATTAGCATGTATGCAATTGAACGGAAGCGTGTGGACGAGGATCATCAAGTCGTATTGCTTGCCCCATTGAGGCAGTATAACGGCTGGATGAAGTGTTTCCTCGTTTCTCGCACTATTAGTGGAAAGCCACTTGAGCGTTTGAATGTTGTACAAGGCGAATTCACTCGGTTAAGAATTAATACTGACAAAGGTATGTTTGTTAGCACAGGAAAAGTTGGTGGTTATTCGAATTCTTTAATTCCGATGAGCGTAGATGATGCTATATCATCTGCCTATCGTGCTCTCGGTATTGGAGGACACAAACTTACCTTAGCAACTGTTAAGAGTAAGTTGGAACAAGCCGGGGTTGATTCATCGGTTGGTTCAGAAGTGTTACTTGAATACCACTTAACAACTAGGGGTAAAGCACCCTTAGTGTCCTTACTATCAACGTCAGTCAGGCGTTACCAATGGATCCCAGATGGGAAGCAGTATGACGATTACGCAAAACCCGGGATGGTTGCATTTATGGAACCCTTGGTCAACGGAGCGTTTGTTGCTGATGATTGTATCAACAATGATCAACGCGCAGTTGAAGAAAGGGTTACAAAATTGAAAACAACCCCTCTAGTAATGAGTTCTTTTGTTTCTTTGTGTATGGATGAATTTATAGATATGTTTTATAAGTCCATTGGACTGAACACTTTACAGCCTGTAGGTAATGAAGTAGTTTATGAGAAACAGAACAGGCCCGCTCAGAGGAGAATCCTTGATTTAGCACAACATGGTCAATCAAATGATGTTGCAATGAATTTCGTCAAGCGTGAGGCTTATGAAACTGTTAACGATCCACGTGTCATATCTCAAATTAACGGCGTAGATAAAATGCATTATTCAGCTTTTATTTATGCGCTAAAAGATGTGTTTAAGCAACAGAAGTGGTATGGTTTCGGCAAAACTCCTCGAGAAATAGCCGACCGTGTCACTGAGTTGTGTATGGAAAGTGATACAGTCAGTCTAACGGATTTTAGCCGTATGGATGGACGAATTACTAATATTGCACGTGAATTTGAAACTAGACTAATGTTAAAAGGGTTTAAACGTGAATATCATCTGACAATGTATGAGCTAATGCGCAAACAATATTGCTTGCGAGGGCGTACGAAACATGGGGTTAGGTATGATACAGGCTATGCCAGATCATCTGGTAGTGCTGAAACGTCTGAGTTCAACACTGCTTTGAATGCCTTTATATGCTTCATGGCGTATCGCCGCATGATAGACCAATTTGGAGCCTATTATGATAAGACAAAAGCTTGGAACATGTTAGGTGTTTATGCAGGCGATGATGGACTGAGTAGAGATTTGGATCCATTATGTGCCCGTCGTGCTGCCGAGTCCATGGGGCAAGTGCTTGAATTGGAAACAATTCATAGGGGAAACCGAGGCGTCAGTTTCCTGGCCAGACGTTATGGGCCCGATGTCTGGTTTGGTGATAATAATAGTTGTTGTTCATTGTCAAGAACTTTGAGCAAATTTCATACAACTGTTCATTTACCAAGTAATATATCTCAGGTTGAGAAACTTAAAGATAAAGCATTTGCCTTGTGGCTGACTGATAGAAATACACCTCTCATTGGGTCGTTTGTAAACAAAGTATTGTCCGAGTACCCTATGTCTAAAGATACTTTTAGAAATCTAGCAGGTGCTTGGAACGTTGAAACTGATCAAGATAAACAATACCCGAATGAGAGAGCAGAGTGGAT